TCAACAGGTTTTGGTTCTGGTAATTGGGGTCAAGGTGCTTACGGTGCATCTACAAGTATTTCATTTACAAACCAATTAAGGCTGTGGTCGTCTGATAACTTTGGTGAAGATTTAATACTACACCCTAGAGGTGGCGGTATATTTTATTGGGATGAATCAAGCGGTACAGCTACAAGAGCTGTAAACATAACATCTTTATCAGGTGCCAACTTAGCACCAACTGTAGGATTACAAACCATAGTCAGTGATATTGACAGGCACGTTATCGTATTAGGTGCTGACCCAATAGTAGGTGGTGCTAGGTCAGGCAGCTCTGACCCAATGCTTATTGCTTTCTCAGACCAAGAAACTATTACTGAATGGGAACCACAAACTACTAATACAGCAGGTTCTGTTAGATTGTCAGCAGGTAGTGAGATACGAGGCGGTTTAAGAGCAAGACAAGAAATACTTATTTGGACTGATACATCTATGTATAGCATGCAGTTTGTTGGGCCACCACTTACATTTGCAGTTAATCTAATTAATGAAGGCACAGGTATGATTGGACCTAATGCAGCTATCAACGCACCTAACGGTGTATTTTGGATGGGTGACGATGGTTTTTACTCTTATACAGGTTCAGTACAAAAACTGCCCTGTAGCGTTTTAAGCTATGTACAAGAAGATTTAGACCTAGGGCAAGCCTTTAAGGTGTTTGCGGTATTAAACAAAGAATACAACGAAGTCTGGTGGTTCTACCCGGCTGAAAGCGATGGCACAGAAGAAATATCAAGGTATGTGATTTACAATTACTTAGAAGGCGTATGGTCTATAGGTCAATTAGTGAGAACGGCTTGGATTGACCAAAACGTGTTCGGCAAGCCATTAGCTACAGCAAACAATTACATATATAACCAAGAAGACGGTGACGATGCTGACGGCTCGCCTATGGATGGTGTTTTTATTGAAAGTTCAGACTTTGATTTACAAGAGGGTAACAGCTTTACTTTTGTAAGAAGGATGATACCTGATGTTAAGTTTTACGGCACCAATGTTGAGTCTGGGGTGCCACAAATAAACATGTTGCTTAAAACCAGAAATGCACCGAGCGATTCATTAACAACTAGAGCAACCACAGACATATCAAATAACACAGACCAAGTACATGTAAGAGCAAGAGGTAGACAAGCTGTGCTTAGATTACAAAGTGATGATGATGCTGCTGTAGGAAACAGAACAGGTTACAAGTGGAGACTTGGATATACAAGATTAGATATAAACCCTGACGGTAGAAGATAATGGCTAAGCTTTTACCAAGTAGGTTGCCTTTAGCAATGCAAGAGGTAAGCCCTGAGGTTTTTAACAGGCTTGTAAGGGTTTTAGAAATTAATTTAGGTCAGTTTGACCCAAATAGAACACCTAGGTTCAACGCTACAGAAGTGGCTGAATTGAATTTTTTACAAGGTGATGTAATATGGAATACAACACTAAACGTATTACAGGTATATAGTGGCAATAATTGGATAGATTTAACAGATAATCCAAATACTGCAGGTTATGAAGCTACCACAAGCTTAGGCACTATTTCAGTGATTACAGGTGGCGACATAACTATAAACATAACATAGGAAGCAAAATGGCAGATTTAAAAGAAAGAATTAATAATTTAATGCAACAGGTTTCAGGCCCGGGTGCAATGACAAAAGCAGATTCTCGTAAGATTTTGCGTGCAATGGGTAGAGACTCGGTTAGTGACAACGAGCCTAGGTTTAACGAAAGGTCGCCTGAAGGCAGAATTTTTGCAATAGATGCGGAAATAGAAAACATGATGAAACAATACGATATGCTTGTAAGAAACGAAGAGTTTGCACAGGCACAAAAAGTAGCAGACATGGTTGACCAACTGCAACAACAAAAAATTAAGATACAGGGTGCGAGAGGTGATGCCATGCGTGCTGTAGACAGCATACCTACATTTCAAGAAGGTGGTATTGCACAAATGTCGCAACAAGAAGGTATGGCTGAAATACAAATGTCTAAAGAACAAGCTATGCAAGAAATATTTATGCCATTGGTTGAGGCAGGATTTGAAGCAGAAGTAATGGCTATTCTTAACAACCCACTTGATTCAGAGATATCAAGGCAAGCTGTAGAGAGATTAATACAGGTATTAAGCCAAGAGCCTGACTTTGATATGGATGACTTTATGATGGCGGTTTCATTAGTAGCACCACAATAAACTCATGTTGGCACAAACCAAGGCTAAGCAAGAGTATGAGCTTAAAAACCTTTTACTTGGCTTTGCTTCAGATTGGTTTGTAGAAAAAGAAACATTAGCTAAAACAAAAGAAACATTGCCTATATTAGGTGACTTTTATAATGAACAGCTAGATTCACTAGATAACCTTCCTTTAAATGACATCATCAAAGAACCATTAAAGGATGTGCATACAGTACCTTTATTCTCACAAGAGTTTTGCAGTCTGTTGATTGATGAAATGCACAATATGACCAAACAGTTTGCTTTTGAGCCAAATCAAGAAGAGGACGAGCTGAGACAGATACCAGAGATTGTTTTGTATGAAAAGTGTCCACAGCTATATCATTCGCTAATGCAAGTAGTTGACAGGGTTATTAACCCAATATTGCTAAGCATTTGGAATAGGTGTGTTACAGGTGGTAACATACAGATAGCTAATTACAATTTAAGAGATAAAAAACAAGGAGCATGGCATCATGATGCTAGTTCCGATATTAGTATAGTAGTACCCTTGAATACAGGAGATTATGAAGGCGGTGGTACTGAGTTTATGCGTAAAGGGATTGTTGAGCCTTTGCCTACAGGCAATGCTTTAATATTTCCAAGCCTAACTCACATGCATAGAGGACTGCCTGTTAAAAGTGGAGACAGGTATTTATTAGTTTTTTGGCTTGTATGTAAAGACGAGACAAGAGATTATATGAAAGAATTTATGTAAAGAGTTGGTAAAACCTACAGAAAATAGGGTAAAATTTTGAAATGATGAATAGAATTGACAATAGCGGCCAAGGAATAGCAAGACTAGGCAGAGATGAAGATAACTATTTAGCACACGTTGCAGCAGGCGAAATGGTGGTTCCACCTGTAATTACGCCTGAAACTAGACAAAGACTAGAAAGAGAAATGATGCAGGTGGGCTTAGACCCTAATGAGTATACTGTCGGCGGCGAGATGTCAATTAATCCAATTACAGGTAATCCTGAATTTGGTTTCTTTAAAAAAGTTGCAAAAAGTCTTAAAAAGGTTGTTAAAAAGATAGCACCTATTGCATCAATTATACCCGGACCGTGGCAACCTTTTGCTGCTGTCTATCAAAAAGGTAAAGCTGTGGTTGATGTTGCCAAGGGAAAAGGTGGCATTGGTGATTTAATGACAATCTTTGGAGGTGGTAGTCAAAAAATATTTGGCGACAAGGGTGCTTTACAATCTATTAAATCAGGCAGTTTTAAAGACCTTGGAGGCGGATTTAAAAAAGCTTTTACAGGTATTGGCAGTATAGACGGTAAGTTTAAACCGCTTGAATACGGTAAAAGAATGGCACAACAATACGCAGACGACCAAAAGCAAGGTTATTTCGGTATGTTTAGTGGCGGTGAGCAACCTGTAGATTATATGGGTGGCGAAGGCATGATGGATGTCAGCTATCAACCAAGTTCAAGTGATATGCCTAGTCCTGATGAAATGGACTTTATAAGTAAAAACTATACTATCAAAGGTGAGTCAGGCATGCTTGAAAAAGATGGCAAGCTTTACACACCTGCAGAGGTATTGGCACAAGTAAGAGGCACACAAGCACAACCAAGTGGTGGATTGCGTGATTTCTTCGGAGGTCTAATTAGTGGAGGTGGAGCTGACGGTGTTGGCAACTACGGAGTGCTAGGAGACTTGCTAGGCGGAGTTACTGACAAAATAGGAATTACAAATTATGGCGGAGACAAGCAAGAAAACAAAGGTCAAGGTTTAGGAGCATTAGGCAACTTAGGCGTTGCAGGACTAGCAGGCTTAGTTGGTAAATTAGCTTATGAAGAAGCCAAAAAGAATAAAGGCGTACCATTAACACCACTTACAACTATGGACCAATTAGGCAGATATAACATAGCTGCTGAGATTGCAAGACAAAAAGGCGAAGAAATGCCT